TTGTCTCTGCCAGCCTGCCTCGGTCAATTTCACGACCAGCCATTTTGTCCTGAACATTGAAGTAATCAATCGGACCAAGCGCAGCCATCCCAAGGTGATCAACAAACTCACCAAATCCTGAAGGATTCTGCTGATACATCTGAACAACGTTATTAGGGTCAACACCGACGCGAGTCAGTTCCTTGGCGTTGTTTTGCAGCCATGATTGCATTGCTTCTGGAGACGATGACGCAAGGCGTGCGCCAGCCGCTAAGGTGCCGATGGAATTGCGCTGGTCTTCATCAATGAATCCCATGCCTTTACGAACAGATTCAATCTGGTCTGGATATTGAGTAGCCAACTGACGCAAAGCACCACGATCACCAGACGCATAAGCATTAGCGTACGCCTGCTGAAATTCTTTCTGCCGCTGAGCCTGCTTTTCCTGCTGAAAAACACCCGCAATACCTGAAAGACCTTGCAAAGCCGTCAGTCCAACATTGTTAGCGCCTGAACGCTCAATATCATTGTTCTGCCTGATAAGCTGAAGCGTATTTCCGATGTCATTTACGCTCGGAGCGTTTGAGTTGACGCCGCCGATACCAGCCAACAATCCGCCGTTTGTTCCTTGCCAAGTAGCCATGATTACCCCTTAAAACAACGAGCCAAGCAATCCGATACCAGCACCAATGCCAGCGCCCCAAGGTGTTGATGTTCCCAAAAGGCTGGCAAGACCTGCACCGGCAATCGCACCAGACGTGCCACCGCTAATTGCAGTCTGAAGACTTGATGGTTTATTGGCATTAGCAGCGGCAAGTGCTGCGCTTTGCTGTGCAATGCTGCTCATGTTGTTGGCGTATGTCTGCCCAGCGTTTGCCTGACCTTGCAGCGCACCAAGCCCAACGTTTGCCAGATTGTTGTAATTGCTCATCTGGTTTGATAACCACGACTGACCGAGAGTAGGAGCAATCGTAGCCAATTGATTGCTTGTGGCTGTCGAACCAAGTCCGCCCGTCGCCTCAGCAGCAGCAAGACTCTGGTAACGAGCCTGACCTGCAAGGTCTTTATACTGCTGAGAGTTGTAATACTGATTAAGTGCCTGACCCTGTCCTTCTAAACTGGAAAGGTTCTGAAGCTGGTTAACATACTGCTCCGCAAGCGGCGTGAACGGAGCAAGGTTTTTCATGATCGTCTGCCACTGCTGATTTTGCAGGTCTGCGGCATACTTCTGAGCTTCTGCGGCATACTTTGCGCTTTTATCAGAACTGCCACCTTTCCCGCCTTTTTCAGGATAAGAAGGTTCCTCACCGCGCAGTTTCCTGCCCAGCGTAAATGCATATAACATGTTTATCTCCCGTTATTCAGTAATTCGGTTAACTCTTCTCGGGTGGCGGCGTAAAACGTCACGTCATCTACGCCTTTGAAGTATTTCTTGATGGTTCCCACACGCTTAAGGCCAATCATTGCGCAGTACATCTGACCGTGGCGAAATTTGCGTGCAGCAAATGATGTAACGCACTGAACGGTGGTATTGGTGAGAATATATCGCCAGAACGCCAGTCCGATTTCCTTACTGAATCCGCGAATCTCAGGCAGGTACATGGCGTGGCAGTCAAAGGTCATCGGCTGAATCTCGTTGTAATACACGATGCCACCGAACTGACCATGTACGTTCACTTCAAAGTAACGACACTCAGGCTTGTAGTCGTATCCGTCACCGTTGTTGCTTCCGGCAATGATGTCGGGGTGGTTGCCAACCATTTCTATCAGGTCGATGTTGCGTGTTGGAGTGAATGTAATCATTAATCAATCAACCCATGTGCACGCAAGGCGTCTTCCAAAGCCTTAGTGCGCCGACGCTCAGTAATTAGAGCATTGGCTATAGCCTGGATTTCAGATTGCGTGTAAGTATCGCTAACGGCGAATGTCAGGTCAGCATCGAATACGCCTTTATTCGCCGTACCTGTTGCCGCGGTCCATCCAGTCTGGCGAGCGCCGACAACCTTCTTTCCGCCGACTGAATATGACGTTGTCACGTTGAGGGGTGAAGCCAGCGATTGAGATGTAGTGGCGGTTTTAGATACGTAGTCAGCCTGCAATGCCGAAATATTGTTCTCGGCAGTCGTAACCCTGCCATCAAGAGCACTAACATTAGTCTGCAAGGAGGCAATTTCTCCTTCAGCGGTAGTTACCCTGACATTCAGCGCAGTAATTGCCTTAGTGTTCGCAGTAATGCGACTTTCGTGATCATCTACATCGATGCGCAGTTGCTTAATTCTTGCTTCATGGTCTGCAAGCTCTACATCCTGCTCATCATTTTTTACCTGTGCGTCATAAGCACCCTGTCCAGCTTCGTTTGCCTTTCCTGCAATAGCACCAACGTCAGTTCCCTGCGCGATTACATAGAGCAGATAAGACTTGCTAAAGACGTTACGGGGAAGAATTGAAGCGTCGAGACGGGTGGCCTGAATAACGACAGGATTATTAAGTGACGGGTCTGCCATATTTTACTCCAGACGAATTTGACACCCGGATAGTGTTACTGGTGATTTGGTGATTACTCGCAGTTTGAATCCGATTAATCGACGAATGCGCCCAACACGTTTCCATAAAACGCGCTTGTCGTACACAAACGGCTCGTTCTGCTCAATCATCTGTTCACGACCGTAATTGATGCCGTCAGTTGTTGCAGACAGGAACAGGCGGTCAGCGTATTGAGCAACACCAGTGGATGATTCAACCTCAAGGTCGAAGCATCTGGCGTTATCTGCTTTGAAAAGGGGCGTAAACAGTAGGTGTTCTTGTTGTTTGTCGTACTGGCTGCTGATGTCGAATTGCAATTGTCCGACCACCGCTTCTGATTTGTCGCCGCACGTTATCTGGTTTCCTTCGTACATGAAGTCGACGCCGCGATATACATCATCGTAAAGCCCGGTTTTCAGCACACACCACTGAGGTCCGTTCTGGCTGGACGATGCGTCGTAAACCAGAACATGGCGAGGGAGATGAATAATCAGAAGCTCATGAGAATCGAAGCGCAAAGTCTCCATCACACCCGTCGCCATTTCTTCAGCGGTATATGAGCGGATAATTTTCTCAATACTGGCGGTCGCAATTGGCGATGCCTGCCCTGAACCGATGATGTAGACGGAAGGTGCGCCAGTAGCCGGATGACTGATAAAGGCGTATGAATCAGCGAACGGCGTTTTACAGTATGTTCCGGCAATGCCCTTCTGTACCATCAACGATGGCTGTGCGACATACAACGCAGCGCCAGCGGTGGTTGCGCCTGTCAGGGAGAAATACTCTATCGTTGACGAACCAAAGCAGACGATGAAGTCTCTCCATGTTCCGATGCCGATGATGCCGTCAGGCTGCGACTCTGCGCGATATTGTGCGCTGTAGCGGTCAGGATGCGATTCATCTTCGAGGTCAGTGATAAACCATGAATCAGTGCCGTCTTTTGACCACGCATAACGCCCACGTAAGCGCGTAATGTCACGCACTGAACCTAACTCATACTGCGTGAATCCGCTGTCTGCAGGCCAGTTTGAGACGGTTTTAACCGTGCCATCATAGCGATACTCGACCAGTTGGCCATTAACGCCTACCGCCTGTGATGTCCGACCATGTGCCATTGATACGCGACCACTTCCGGCAACATCACCAACTTCGCTTTCTCCTTTGTAGAGCTTGCCACCACAAACACGATAAACAGCATTCTGAGCGGTGTTGTACTCAACTCCACGCGATACGCCGTTCATATCATAACGTTTGGTAATGCCAGGGAATGAGCGGAGATAGCCGCTGCTGTTAAGGATTTCTTTGGGTGTTGCCAGCATATTCACTGGCAGATAGTCGATATAATCGGCGTTCTTGAAGTCTTTACCCATTCCCTTCATCATGGGGAGTTGTTGAATCGGCATTCTGTTCTCCGGGGAAATAATGCCATTCGTTCAGATTGGCGAAACTGTTTCCACTGCCTGTCGGCATGCGTGACGGGTAAGGCGCTCGTTTGGCTCTGGAAATGGCGGTTTGCTTATAGAGAAGCTCTTTTCCGTATTTAGCAGTGGCGATAATTTTGGCAGTAGCCTCAAGCGCATAATCAGGAGCAATGCGGCAGGCCAGATTATGGAATACGGCGCTGACTGCACTGGAGCGAAGGCCATGGTCGTCACCTTCAGCAGGAGGATTGTCATCATCTGAGAATACATAGCCGGTAATGATGCCTTTCCCGTCCTGATACCACTCCGCCATCATCGCTTCCAGATCATCAACGGCATCCTGCATAGACTGAGGTTCGACATCGGTAAGGGTTGCATCTGATGCCACGCCCAACTTACGAAGCGCAGCCCTGACCAGATCGCCTTTAGTCTTTATCTGCATCGCTTACCGCCTTAGGCTTGCGGCCTTTGCGTGGCTTAACATCATCTGCTTCCACGGGCAGCAGCTTTGATGGATGATCAAGCCAGCCATCTTTGACATATTCCGGAAGTTCGCTGGAGTCGATGACCTTCATCTGAGCCATGACGCCCCATACCATGATGCTTCCACCGGGCTTATAGATTGCTATTTTCATAGCCACTCCATAAAGAAAGGGGCCGCAGCCCCTGTTAGTTACGCAGTCTGACCAGGCAGGCCAACACCGATTGCCTCCGGTCGTGTCGCGTTTACGCCGTACCACAGCGCAATACGGCACAGGCCGGACAGGGTTGAAATATCACCCTGCGTAGCGAAGATACCGTTCAGGCCAACATCAGGGATGCTGAATGAGGTAGTTTTCATACCTGCAAAAAGTTCATGGTTAGCCGGAATCGGCTGAGACACGATACGAATAGCATCGTCAGCCCAGAACACATTAGTGCGAGCGTCTTTAACGTTCAGAATGTTCACTGCCATTGCATCAGCCAGCGAGGTGTTAACGTTGGCGTAGGCACGCTGCTCCGGAGACAGGGAAACATCATCCAGCGCTACCGGCTTCGGCGTGATTTCAACATGAGTACCGTCAACAACGCGGACTACGGAGAAAGTCGCATCCTGAGCCAGTACGTTCTTAGCCATCTGACCAAGGAACTTAACGCCAGCAAACGAAATTTTGTCGCCGCGTTTCATGCCGGTAGTTGCAGACAGGGTGACGGTAGCAAAACGGTTATCAACGTTAACTTTGTTGCCATCGTTATCCAGTTGCCATGCGACAGGCTTGAAGGACTGCGCACCGGATACAGTGATGCCAGTTGCGGTGGATTTGGTCAGCACAGGAAGTTTCGGAGAGCGCAGGACATCATCGAAGCCAGCGACCTGACGCTGAATGGTGCCATCTCGGTATGCTTCTTCAGGAATACGCCCGAAGATGTCACGCTTGGTCAGGTCGTAACCCGCTTTTTTGTAGTCCTGAGGGTTGAAGAAGTACGATGTCCCCATGTCGCGGTTAAGTTCGCGGGAGAACATGATTTCTTCTGCGTCGGCCACAAAGTTCCAGGCGTCTGCGGTATTAGTGCCGATGGCATCAGGGGAGGTGATAACCAGCGAACCCATCTCGGCGGCCATGTTTGCGACTTTCAACTCAACGTTGTTCGCCAGCTTGCGAGCGGCAGACTGGATGCGGCGACGATACGCAGTTTCGTCTCGCAAGTCATCAGCACGCAACTGGAAGAAGTCGTTATCCGGCTCTCCCATGTTTACCGCGACGTTAAGTTCCAGTAACCCTGTCGCTTTATCAGTTAAATCCCAGCCCTCCTGAGTGGGTGACTCTTGCTCTACAGGCATCCAGATGGTATTGCTGGAGCGCTGCATAGAAGCAGCAGGCGGGGTGTATTTCTTGGCTTTCTGCGCCATTGGAGTGATTGCGGAGATGGTTTCGATGATTTCATCTACCGCCAGTGTAACAATTTGACCTTCGTTCAAAGCCATTATCGGATTCCTTTAAGTTTTGCCTTTAGCTTGCGGTAGGTTTCCACATCTCCCTTGCTCGCAGCAGCATCCATTTGTTTACGAATGGCATCTTTATTTGCTGCGCTGACATCACCGGTAATAGGCTGGTCAGCAGGGGGAGCGGAAGAGATTTGTTTACCGCGAGGCTTGAGAGTTAAGCGTTCGGATAGTCGAGTGAGTTCAATCAGCGCGGACTGCCCATCCATCGCCAGTAACTGGCGGGCTTTCTCCGGGTTTGCCCCCAGGTGATACATGAGCGCGGCGGACTTTTCCGGGAACAGGCGCATAATGTCGGCCCCAACCGCAGGCGGAACCAGTTGCATAAATGCGTCTTCTTTCTCCTGATAGTCAGGGATGTTGAGCTTTTCCGCCGCGTCATAGTGTTTGCGGGCAGCTTCGACGTATTGCGCTGATTGCTGGGTAAACTCCTGAGTCTTGCGGCCCTGTTCTGCTACGGCATTGCTGCGGGCGTCCTGCGCTTTCATTAGCCATTCGGTATTAGCAGCATTGAAAGCGGCAAGCGCACGGCTGTTGTCGTAGTCATATTTAGCCAGGCCTTCTTCTGACAGATAGGCGTTAATGTCTGGCTGAGGAGGAAGGTCAGGGTTTACCCGTAAACTCTCCGGCAATTCTCCGCGTTTAACTGCCTCCATCTGCTGCTCAAGCTCGCGCTGTCGTTTGCGCTCGATGCGGCGGCGGGCGAATTCTGCGTTCTTTGCCGGGTCTTGTTTTGGTGCTGTCTCATCGTCCTTCAGGACAATCTCAAAGCCCTCTTCCTGACCTGCATTGTCGTTGGCATTATCGACAACTAAGCTATCAGCAGATGCCGCTGCATGATCGCCGGACAGGGTTAAGTCTTCAGTTGCCTGAATTTCGGTGGTTGGTTCCATGATTAACTCTCTCTTATTGAGGTGTCTCGGCTACACTGCCGGAAGGTTGATTTTGTCTCTGCGATTGCAGGATGTTGGCAATGTCCATTCGCTGCTTGTGCGTCTGTTCATCGCCTTTAAGGAGTAACTCAGCATTTGCGCGAGCGTCTTCGCTGCGGTCCTGCTGGAATGAAGCAACGGTTTTAAGGAACTCTCTAAACTCAGATTGTTTACTGAGGTCCATGTTGTTGAAGATTTCTGCGATTCTGGCAGCGTTAAGCTGGTTCTGCGCTTCGACTTTAGCTGCATCGATTTGCAGGGACAGCGTCTGGTTCTGAGCTTTAGCCAGTTCAGCCTGCCCCTGCAGGAGTACGCCCTGAGCCTGAACCATTGCCGGGTCTTGTTGACCTTGTTTGGCTTGTTGCGCCTCTACTAACCATTGCTGCTCTTCGGGCGTTTCTGGCTTCTTAACGCCCATCTGAATAAGCTGCTTGTTGGCATAGTCACGCATCATCTCAACACCTTTACCATCAAGCAGGGTGAAGTACTGAAGCAACAGCAGTTGATATTCTGGCGTTCCCTGTGGCGTCTTGCCGAGCAACTCAAGAATTTCTGCGCGGTTTTGCTGCTTCATGGACTGGAATGATGGTCCAACATCCGTGTAGCACTCATAGCGCCCCCTGATATCGTTTAGTACCTGCTTTTCTCCAGTAGCAAGGTCAACAACCTCAGCCATTAGCTGAACATCTTTCTCGCTGCCATCCCCAAGGGTAATCGTAACGTTGCGAGGAACATCGTAGATGTCATTAACTATCGACTGGTAAATCTCTCCGTCACGGCGCATGGCGGTAGCCAGATTATCCTGAAACACGTATGTCTCAAGGTCAGCCCTCATATTCAGTTGATTGACGGTATCAAACGCAACCTGTCCGCCATTTACCGCTTCTGTATCAACTCCGAGAGTGGCAACCTCTTTTACTGCGCTGGTTGCTGCTTCCAGCATGTAGGCGTTGGCTTGCGGCACTTCCGGGTTTTCATAATATGCCAGCGGCTGAGTCGGAAGGTCTCCACTATTTTCGTCAGTGCGATTGAGCAGGTAGTATGGGTAATCGTCGTTACCGTCGTACATATGCTCAAAGCCTGCAATCTGCTCAGGCCAGAAGAACGGCTTCTTCTTCGGAGTGCGGGCCACGATGTCGGCGTTGAACGACATAATCATGTTGCGCAGACGCTGGCCGTCTTTTGTCAGGCGGACGACACCCTCATACACTTCTTTATCTTCAACGAAGCCCCACTCTCCGAACACCGGAACAATGGGGATATGCTCGCCAGCAATGAGCTGCTTGTCTTTGAGTACAGCAGTGCAGGTGATAATCGATTTGTATACCCGGCGACGCTTAATCTGGCGCTCTGCAATTTTGATAAATCCACTATCAGCCAGGTCATCGATGACGTCTTTAATATCGCGCTTAAAGTAGCTTACCGGCTCACCCGTAACCGGGTCTTGGTAGATAAACGCCGTCTCTTTCTTCTCGACCACTTCGTAAAACTCAGCGATCTGAATTGTGTCCTGCGTCAGCCATGGAAATACCCAATCGTTGGGGTTCTGGAATGATGGAATATCATCCGCATCGAGGTCGTATTTTTCTGCGAAATCCTCCCAACCATTCTGGCTCATTGAGTGGATAACTGTGCAGTGACGGGCGTCAGACTTATCCATCAGTTTGCTGTTGCTGTCCCAGATAACATGGGAGCAGGCACTATGGATAGGCTCTCGACGGATAACCTGATTGTTGCTCGTCGGACTTTGATCTTCGTAGTCAGTGACCAGACGCCACGCACCTACGCCAGATTCAATCTGCTCACGAACAGCGACGTTGACCGCGATTTTTGCCGTATTGTGTCGCATGTCTGTGCGATACATGCCCATTAGCACATCAGCAGCGTCAGGGCTTGCTCCGTCCTTTGGACGATACAGAACATCAATAGGGTTCTGACGCATCTCAGAAACGAGCTTGCGCACCACGGGACGTACTACATCGAACTGTCCACGATATTGCAGCGTTGTATATTGTGATAGCCAGTCATCCCACTGAGATACACGGGAGAAGAAGAGATCATTCTTTGCCTCTCGTCTGGCTTCATCACTGGCTGTCCAGTCCGCATCAAAGCGCGACAGGATGCTCTCCAGCCTGTTTTCATTGTCGGCCATTATCGTCCTCTGCGTACTGGTCTAATCGGTGCGGGAATTTTCTTTTCTTTCGGCTTTCTGATATCGCGCATCATCCTGGCGAAGCGGCGCATCATGTAGCCGTAGCGAGTAGCATCGAGCACATCATCGTTGGTCTTGACGATCTTGCCGTTCTCGTCGCGATGATAGAGGCGGAACTCTTCAAAGAATGGTTCGCATGTGTTGAATACTTTGAATCTTCCTTCAAGCATCAGGTCACGAAGCTCACTAATGCCTGACTCTACTGAGTTACCGCCATCCGGGAACGTTGCGTGATCGGGAAGCATAGAGAACCCGGCATCCGCATATTGGGTTTTAAGTTGCTCACCACCGCCCTTTTCGTGTTGGTGACCGTCATGAGGCCACGCGACAGGTATTTTGTTAGCCCACGACTTAACAGCACCCCATGCCTGAACTGCGGTGTTCTCTGATTTCTTCCACACACGCGCCAGATAGAAAACATCTGCGTCTTTGTCCCACCAAAGCTGAATGTGAGCTTGCGGGTGGTTCCAGCCGAAGTCCTGAGCGTCGATAACATAGAAGTGATCCGGGCATTCGAATGGCTGGCACTTAATCGTCTCTTCCGGTATCTGGAATATTCGACCGCTACCCATCGTAGGAATACCGCGAGCACGCGCCTCTCTCTCATGCTCAGGATAGGATGCGATGATTTGCTCTTTCTGCTCGTCGGTGTAGTGCTCAGCGTCATAGATGGTCATGTTGACCACTTTCTGCGACTTGCTGGGATTCTTCAGGAACTTGGTAACAACGTCAGACATCCCCATCAGCGGGGTAAAAGTTAGAATTGAGAATTGCCCGTATTTGTTTGTACGGGTAAGACCTTCGCCATAAATGCTGTATGGTGGCTCTTCGTCAAACCACACGCCGTGGATTGTGTCACCCTGCCAGCGTGCACGGCCTTGCGAGTATGGCTTGAAGTAGCAGATTGAAATGCCATCTTCAACACCATCAGCCGTGTGATGCTTAACCAGAAGATGATCAACAAGGTTCGGAAAGAAAGGAGACTTCTTCCAGCTAATGATGTCCTCTTTCGGTATTGAACCGTAGCCAGGCTCATCATTCTCTTCGATACGCCCGCACAGGATGCGTTGAGTCGTTTTGGTTACAGTCTCGTTTGTTTCACCGCCAATCCAGAAGACAACTGGCTCATAGAAACGCTTACCTTTCCACTCTCCGCCATATTTGCCATCAGCAGGATAACCTTTCGTTCCCGGGTATCGCCCTGTAAGGTGAAACGCGACTTCAGCAGCGCCAGTAAATGACTTACCAAGCTGGTTACCAGCCATAAAACATCGCTCTGGATAGTCATGCCCGGCGTCTATGAACTCACGCTGTTTGCTGTATGGCGTAAATTCATATAGCAGGTGTGTGTTCCGGTAGTTCTCTTCTTCTTCGAGTAGCTCGAGCAATTCGATTTGCTCTTCGTCGCTCAGGTTATCAAGAATCGCGTCCAGTTCCACGGTTGAATAGCTCCTTGATACGAGAGCGGCGCTTATCGCGATCTCCCTTATCAGGTGTCACGTCTTCAACTTGCGACTGCTCTTTGAGGCCCAAATCACGGGCTATGATGTTAGCGTTGAGAAGGTCAGCGGCTGCGCCGGAGAATTTCTGGTCGTAGATGATTTGCTCTGCTCGCGTAACGACCTCAGATAAATCTTCTCGCATTCGATATGTGCGCCATGTTTCAAGCGTCACATCGAGGAATAGCGTTAGCCCAGTGATGGTCATTGCCCTCATCTTGGCGATAGGCTCTTGTGTAACTTCTCCCTGATATGAGAAAGCCTTCATCTCCCATAGTGGGTTAGCTTCCACCCACTCGAAGTATTCACAACAAGCAGCCCACAGCGCCTCAGGCGATTCGAATTTAGGGTTTCGCCCATGACTACTGCGGGCCTCCCAAAATCGGTTGCCCTTTGGTGCTGCCATATTCGTCTCACTTAATTGTTATTTCAGGTTGATTGCTCTTTCGCGCCTTCAATCAATAACTGCTTCAGCAATTCGAGTGTGCCAACTGCCTCACATAAACTGATTTCACCATCGTAATAATGAATGACGCTTTCCAGCCGCTCGTATAGCTCTTGAGTAATTGGGAATTTCTTCTCCTTACCCAAATTGATTACGCAACTCACATCATGCTCCGGTAGTGAACAGGTCTAACGCTTCCTTAGATTTACGCACTGCTTCGAATGTGCGGATCGTGATATCCGAATTAGCGCCGCCTGACTGGAAGTGAATTTTGAATAGCTCAAGCTTCAGTTCGTCAGT